TAAGGCCTGCCATGTCGCCGTTTAGAGGAGTCCAACGATACACATCGTTATACTTATCATAACGATATTTGTATCCACTATCCATAAACATATATGAAGAGTTTTGGATTTTGTTACGATGTGCTACTGCATTCGTAAGTTTGGCATTTGTCTTAAGCTCATCTACAACTGCTTCTTTGGAAGGTGATACCAACATTACGCAATCTCTACGATAGTCTACAACGTTTGATAGGATATAATTTGCCCTCGTTGCTGCGTCGTCGTTTTTACCAACCATAACCATTGAAATATCGAGCTCATTTGAGTTCTTCAATGTGTCATAAGCAAAGGCTAAGTTAGCCAATGTTGCATTTGATTCAGTTGCTGCATCAGTACCATTTACCATGGATTCATATACTGCAATCGAGCTTGAAGCCTGTGAACTAATTACTGAAGTATTTGCTACTTTCACCCAAGAGGAGAAGTTTTCAATTACATTTCCATAATAGTTTGTTTGACCTTGTGGGCCAACTGCGCCGACTGTAGTTGATAAGTTTTCAAATTTTTCAACCACTGTACCAGCTACACCTGTAACATCACCATCTTCGTCAATAACTGCGATGTGAACGTGACCTGCGCTTGGAGCTGATCCGAAAATACCATTGTGTTGCCACTTTTTAGTAAATCCAATTTCGTCTAATTCTGTTTCTGCTAAAGTATATCTTGTTGTAAAACCAACATCATATTGATATGCTGTTGTTACTGTGACTGCGGTGTTACCTGATCCAAAAGTAGTTTCAAGCTCTGTTTCTTCAAAGGTGCTAACAACTAAGTCTTGGTATCCAACACTGTCGTTACCAACTGTAAGAACGTCACCAGCAGCTAATGTAGCTAATTGGTTAGTGTTTGCCGTTTCAAAAGATAATGCATTAGCATTAAATGTAATTGTTTGTGTTACGGCGTTATTTGAAACTTTGTTAGTTGGGATTTCAGCTACATCGATCCAAGAACCGCTAAAGCCACCCGCAGTAACCCAAGCTACTTGTAATGAGTTACCAATATCGCCAGGATACTTTGCATCGAATGCACCATACGTAGTATTATCTGGGTCAATATCGTTGTTCGCAAATCGTACAATTTCTGTACCAGTTGCTGTTGCAGATCCGTCATCTGCTCTTACGACAAACAAAGCATTAGAATATGCTAAAAAGTCTGCTGCCGTGAAAAATGTTTCGTAGTTATCTGCGGTCGGTTTACCGAAGCGGTCAACTAAATCATTTTCCGATGTGATGAGAATCGGATCATTAGTCGGACCCCATCTAAATATTCCAGCAATTGCTGCGGGTGGAGTTGTAACGCCAGGTACTGCCTGACTCGCATCCACTTCACGAACAATGACTGAAGGACTTACGGAAAAAGCCATGTTTTTCTCCTTTATTAATTAGAAACGCGTTTTCAATATATCACTGTTTCTATTTATAAAAATTCCAATTTACTTTTTTGTGAGCTTTTTCATAGTCTTAAACCATCATCTTCATAAAATGATTCATCTCCAACGTCTACGAAACCAAATGGTAACATTTCTTCTTCAATTTGCTCTTCTGTCTTCTCTCTTAACCTTGTTAAGGTATTTATATCAGTCATATCTTTAAAGTATGCTTGGTCTGTCATCCATGCAAAGAGTACTAAATTCATGACTAAGTCGTCATGAAAGCCTGATTCTGCTTCAAATGAGTTTGCTTTCTTAGAAAATCTACTCAATTCAGCGATAGTTTCATAATCTCTAATCAATAGTTGTTGTTGTTCAACTAACATTTTAAGCATTGAACAACCGGTTCCTTTTACAAGTTTTGTTGTTCTTATTCCACTGTCTACGTTTTTACCAAAGCCACCACTTAGTACTTTGCCGCTTCGACCAGAATTTTGTGTATAAAGTAGATTTTCATATCCATAATCGATATGTAATACATCTACGACCTGCTCTCCAATATCATTAATTTCTACTAAAATGCCTGCTGTATTATATATTAATCCAACTCTATGGAGAACAGAAGCAAAGTCAATAGGACCAATAAAATTATCTCTAAATACAGCAATTTGTCTGTATGGCATTTCTGAAATATCAAACACAGTAAACGTTGAATAGTCTAAACCTTTACCTCTTGCAACGTCTGCAGTTATCACATATTGTTTATCTTTTTCTGCTTGTTCATATTGGAATAAACCTTCAGATTGAGCAATAGGTGTGTCATGCGCCAATGTCTTAAGCGTAGGACCATTAATAAGGGTTCCTGATGAACCTAAAAACTCACAACAATATTCTTGGTTAAACTTTGCTTCGTCGTGATCTAAGGCTTCAATAGTTTCTTGCTTCCACTTTTCATCTCTACCAGGTACGTCGTACCACATAACTTCTTCATATTCGTAGCCATTGGTACCTTCCTTTGCACCTTTACATGTTTTCCAAAAATGGTTTAAGCCATTAGGAGTAGAAGTCATTAAAAGTTTTGTTGACTCACCAGACGAAATAGTAGGATAAACAGATGCGAAAAAATCGTCGTATCCTTCAATAAATGCAACCTCATCGAGATATAGAAAATTAACTGACTTACCACGAATTGCTGATGATGATGTCGTTCCCGCCAAAACTTGGCAACCATTTTCAAGTGCAATGTTTCCTTTGTTCCATTCTTCTACTCCTTGTTGTAGCCATTTTGGTAAAGCCTCGTATGCTAACTTAACTCGAGCCATAACCTCTCGAGCTGCATCACCTTTGTTAGCCAAAATAGCAACAGTTTTAAATTCATTAAATAAAATATAATGTAAGATAACTGCAACTGCCGTAGTAGTTTTACCAGACTGTCGAGCTGTTAATACAGCCATACGTCTATTGTCTGTAATCTTTTGAACAATACTTTTTTGGTAATCATACATTTCAAAAGGAACTAAGCCTTTATCAACGTGGACAATTTTAATATATTCTTTAGAAAAATAAACTGGATCTTTTGAACATTTTAAATATTCCTTAATAAGCTCCGGAGTAAATTCAATTTCTTCTTGTACTTTTTTTAGATGTGAGTTGCCTAGATAACCGTCACCCATCGTTGTCGCCCTTAATCATTTTAAGTAAGTCAGCAGTTGACACAATTAAATTATTATTTACTGTGTTTGTTTGTGCTGCTTCTCGTGGTGCATTTATTTCTTCCTGAGCAAATTTCTTTTTAGATGAAATATCAGCAAAGTCTTTGTTTGCATCAAGCATTGTTTTCATCAAAGTAGAGACAACTTCAAATGCCCTAGGTTGCTCAGATTGTTTAGCTATTTCTAACATTTCTTGCATAGCATCTTGACCCAAGGCTATAACACCTTGAATATTAGTACGGACTTGATCTAGATCTTGGAGGTTTTCGTCGTCTTCATCTAATATTACAGCAGGAGGAGTATGTTCTTCAACATATTCGATCTCTGTTGAGATTTCAGTTTCATCTATTTCTGACATCGGCCTAATACCTAGTGCTGAAGAAATTTTATCATCACTCATTATACATCCTCAATAATTGTAATAATTCCCCAATCGTCATCGAACTCTACTTGTTGATATGGAACAGTATTTGCAGATGCTGGGGCTGCTATTGTCACGGTTGGAGCTGTTGAATATCCAGCGCCAGGGTTAGTAATATTAATTGCAGAAATGTCACCGGATTGAGACACTGTAGCGGATGCGGTAGCTGTTATGGCTGCTGCTGGATCTATAGTAGTATTTGCTGTTAGGTAAAATTTACCAGGATTTGTAATGTTAACAGCTGACACTGTACCGTCTGTAAGAACGGCTGTAGCTGATGCTTGGAAGTCTGATGGAGTGCCGTTAGGATCGCTAATAGTAATTACAGTATTAGAGTTATAGTTCGCTCCAGGTGCTACAACGGTCAATCCAGTAACCACTCCGTCAGTTACTTGAACTGTTGCAGCTGCAAATTCTTTCTCAAAGTTACCAGTAAAATCAGATCCAGTTTGAGGAGTAGTTGGTACTGTGTAAGTGCCAACAGCAGTGAGGCCAGTAATTTGGTCAATGATTACGTTATCTATTGCACCTTTAAATGATGGGGTTGCACCTCGTTGACCTGCGATAACTTCAACACCACCACCCAGAATAAATCCTTGTGGTGCGTTTCCACCAAGGTCTACCACACCGTTGATTAACCATCTTGCAGTACCACCATAGTGTTCTATTCTAACATGATTCCATTGGTTTAAGTTAAGAACCTCGGGTGTACATCTAATTGGTGGGCTATTAAAGTTTGGCCTATAAACAATTTCATAATCAGGCTCGATTTCAATTCGCATTGTTGTGCCATTCCAATGGATAACATTGTGAACACCTGATGCTGGAACTTCTTCTGGGTAAATCCAAAA